TAAGAGGGCCGTAGCAAACCCTCGTGTTGAGTATCAGGCTAAATACGCTGACGCAATGAGCATTCCGTGGACGGGTAGAGTTGTGATGTCTCTTAACATGGACATTAACAGTTTGTCGGTGATACCTTCTTTGGACAGTAGCAACAGGGACAAGTTGATGGCTCTACGTATCAGGGACAACGCTACAAGTAATTTCCCTCGTAACTCTATACTTGAGAAGACCATCGAGGATGAGCTGCCGTTTTTCGCTAAGTTCCTTATGGACTGGGTGATCCCAAAAGAAGTGGAAGACGTGGGTCGTTTTGGAGTGCAGTCTTTTATCGACAACACTATTGCTGATGCCGCTTACGATAACAGTAGCAGAAGCACCGTGGCAGAACTGGTAGAGTTCTTTGTGAAGAGGTGCCGCGAGCTAAACGACGAAATGGATTATTGGACGGGCACCTTGACAGAATTCCAAGTCGCGCTGCATGACTTCAACAACGGGAGGAATGTTGGCATGTCCAACAACCTAGAGTTTGTCAGGCGAGGTATGGCCACTCTGGAAGAGTCTGGGAAAAACAATTCCCACGTTCGACCAATCAAATCTAAAGGTAGAGGTGGTGGCAAGATTTGGGAAATCAGCCTTTCTTCTTCCTTCGATATCGATGTGATGACTCAAACGAGTCAGGCCGTCTCAACGCCTTGATCGGGAGGTGATACCCATCGCAAAGATAGGTAAACCCTTCTTCATCTGAATCGCCTTTCTTTTTAAAATTTAAAGGCTTAGTGACGTGGTGGCGACTAGCCCACCCTAAAAGCCAGACTTTTGAAAAATCTTTGTGGACCCGTGTAAAAAAATACACGTCTGCTTTTAAATCTTTGTTCGCAGAATTTACACTAGCGATGTAGTGAAGTTGGGGACGAGTCGTGCAGGTTTTAGATTTTACGTCCACCTTCTTCTTATTGAAAAGGTAGTCATGGGTATAACACTGCTCACCTACATGCTCTGCGGCTTTAATATATTTGCCAAAAGCAACCTCCCCCAAAAACCCAGTCATCCGGCCTGCCCCTTTAGTGTAGGAATTAGGTGGTATGCCTAAAGCCTGAGACCTTCGGAAAGCCTCCGCGACATCTTCCTTGTTAGGGTGAAACAGGACGAATCGGTTTTTTAGCTGGCGAAACTGGCTCAAGTTCTAAATTGGCGGGTCTTATCAGCAATCGATTTAGGTTGCTTAACAAATTGCTTACCCGCTTTGTTACCTTCAGCTTTAGCTTTATTAGTTGCGGCCTTTTCAGAAGAAGACAGAGAAGCCCACGCAGCATCAGGTAAATATCTTTTCTTTCCTTTGCTGGGCTTTTTATCAGAGGTGCGCCACTTCTGTTTTGTCCAACGATCTAAAGATTTCTGTGGGTTTCTTTTAGCCATCAGTAACTGTCTTTTTTCTTTAGAAATCTAGCCGCTCTTTTTTTTGCGCCTTCGGGTTTAGTGTGGCCAAAACCTTTTTTCTTCATAGCAAGGTGGTCTTCGTGGGTGTTTGCTTTGTGGCCCTTGCCCGACTTATCGTACATCATATGTGGTTTGAATTTTTTCATATCTTTAATCTCTGTAACCGCCCCCCGCTTTTTTGTAGCGAGAAGCTAATAACTGGGCTTTCCGTGCTGACCATTGTCCTGCTTTGCCCCCTTTTGTTCCACGTTTGATCTCGTTAAACAAACGGCGTCGCATCGTCGGCTTGGTGTAATTGCCCGCTTCGTTGACTCGTGATTTTTTATTCACTGTTAAATCGTTTAGTAAACCTTTCCCAAGCTGGGAAATAGATCTCGTCCATACACCTCACTATACTTTCCTCTTCGTAAGATTCTGAGTAACTGAGACCAGAGATGGCGAGGCTAGCGTGAAGCATCTCATGCCGCACGGTGTCGTGGAGTTCCTTACCCTTGAGGGTCTTATCGATGGTAATAAGTTTTCGTCTATGGGAATACATCCCGTAGCAGTCATCATCTCCCAGATCTCCCAGCCGGATTCGGACCCGAACACCGCCGATAGTTATGCTCTTGGGGAGGCTCATCCTTCTGCATAGTTTTTAATCGCACGGGCATACACACCCGCAAGCCTCCCACGATTATTGTTAATCATTCTCCACTCTTCTTCATTACTCCCGAAAAACGGTTCAGCAATCACCGCTACAGGGCGCACCTTGCGGAGTAGATAACTACCTCGTTGTTTGGGGCCTCGCGGTTTTATGCCCCGTGAAACCATTTCGGGATACGATTGCTCCATCTCATCACGTAGAGTAGAAGCAAGTTTCTCTCCGCCCTTGCTAGTATGCCAATAAAGCCACTCGTGCCCTTTGGCGGATGGGCTGGCTGAGTTAAAATGTAGCTCAATAACTGCGTCGATGTCGTCTTCGATTAACTTACGAGACAGATAATTGATGCCGCCTGTGTAGCTCTTGGCCGGATATGTATCGTAGATCCGGTGGTCTACATTTAAAACATGGGCGATACGGCGAACCATGTCGCGGTTAAAGTCCCATTCCGAAAGGACATAGTCGCCTGTCGTATATGCGCCTTGGTCTCCTAGACGGGAGTGCCCAACTGCCAGACCAATTTTCATTTTTTAATGACGCGGTAAAGAGACACAAGGCCAACAGCGATGCCCACAATAAGAGAACCAACACGCAACCAATACTCAAATTGTTCCTGCATGCTTGTGATAAGGCCCAGCATCGGAGCCGCCATGCCAACTAGAGAGTCGATGACTTTAGGGTAGTTAATCATTTTTCACCAATAATAACCGCACGGCGATATGAGTAGTCGCTGTGGAACTTGTGGTCTTTTCGCCCCACCAAACTCCCTTCGCAGAACTCATACGTTTTGCCTTCAATCAGCGTCACTGTCGGCGGATCGTATAATGCGCTGGCGTTCGCGCTTGATGCGCTTTGCGACCCGTTCCATGAGCAGCTTGCTATGAGGGTCGCCAATGGAAGCAAGGCCATCAAGCCTATCTTCGAGAGCGTCGAGATGTCGGTCTCGTTGCAGTCGCACATATTCGACATAAGCCTGTAAAGCAGCAGTTAATAACTTAAAGAAGGTCTTCACTTGGACTTAGCCTTGCCCACATTGAGGGCAAGCCAGCTAATGACGCTTGAGATTCTCTGGACCCATTTGTTGTCCGATTCGTTAGGAGTCATGGTGGCGACTAGTGAGGCCACCGCAATTACGCTGGCTGCAATCTGCAAAAGTTCTTCTGCGTTATTTGTAATGTATTCGATCATTGAATTGGGGGTTACATCATATTGTTGGTGTAGGCTCCCACACCAGAGGGGTCGAAATTGATTCTGGGTTTAGCCGCGCCTCTGTGGGCATCAAGCTCTTCATCAAGGATAGCGCGGCAAATTCCCCAGTGGTAATTAGCGCGTTCAAGATCTGCATTGTCTTCCGCAGTGTTGCCCAACATGGCATGCTTGATTGCACTCAGACTAGAAACATAAACAACGTCCGTGCTACTAAGAAGTGTCTGGAACTTGCGCTTTAGCAGGAGGCGGATCGACATCGTTTTTTCGTTCCGGTTGTCGATGCGGTAACGGCGGTAACGGGTTACTTGATTAGCTTCTTGGAGCCTACTGGCAGCTACGCGAGTTACTGTAGGTGACGAACCCGTCTCAACCCACAACAACTGGAGAGGCTGGGATAGGCCAAGAGGCCCCACCCTTATTTCGCTGATGCTTGTGATGTCGTTGGCAGTTGTTGTAAGAAATTCATCACTTGAATCTTCGTTATTACAAGTGAACTTGCCACCGTTGTTGCCTCCGTTGTCTTCATCAACATCGGGGTCGGAGGTGTTCGTGCCATCAGAATAAGTTACATGGACCGTCTCAGTATTCCCATTAGGTAAATTGGTGTCGGGGTTAATTGTTCTTAACCGTAAGCTGTAGGTCTTACCCGCCACAGGCTCCTCGACGGTGGCTGAGTAGCCGTCGTCTACGATCCCATAAATAGCCAGCGTGTCGTTTTCATCATCCCTTCCAGAAAGTCGGTAATCATGGAACTGAGACCTAACAACCTGTGGTGTAGAAAAATCAGTAGAACTTGAATCAAAATCAACGACTGCGTTGATGATGGATTCTGCAGAATCGGGGATTGTAAAGGAGCTTCCCGTTGTGGTCACAACGTGCTCATAGAGAAGGTCGCGCCACATCCCCATATTATAGAGACGGGGCAAAGCCAGATTAAGTTCTTTTCTAAATTGGGCGCTGGTGGCACCCCTAGACCCACACACATCAATGAGGGCATCTTCCACACCTTGGACGGTCAGTGTAGCCATATATAAACCTAGCAGACAAGGGGTTGAGGGTCAAGGTCGGGCCCGTAAGTAGCTACTTCAAGGTATTACGCCCGTGTAGCCAAAACAGTAGACCAATACACATCACTAGATATTTTCTGCACAACGCGCTGACTATCATTAACACTGCCAATCTCCAATCTATACCTCCCGTCTGTTTCAGTTGACATTACGTCCGTATTGGTCAGACGGTTGTGTGCATTGGAATTAGGAAACATAGAGTCCGTATCGTGAAGAGAACCCGCATCCCCTACCTGAACCCACACGTTTTTAACTTGGGCTGTTGTGTTGTCCCACTCAACGTCCCAATACAAATAAACCGTCCCAAAAGAATCTAACTCATGGTAAACAGCGGGGATAGAGTCCCCCGCGACCCCATCTACGTCAGACGACATGGGATTCCCAGTAGCACTTCCTACGTGGGGGACACTAACTTCATACCCTTTGATATCTCTAGGTTGCCCTACTGCTGACACCATTCCAGAGGAAAACTGAAAACTCAAGTGGTCAAACCTCCACATAAATTGCCCATACGCAATCTTGGCCCCACCATCTCCGTGCATGAGGGCAAATGCGTGGGGGCGGTGCAGGAGCGGGGGCTCCTCTACATGGTTCTGGGCACTAACGTGGCCCTCACCATAATTAGGGTTGGGCAAAAGTGGGTCGCCCGCGGTGTCTAATACAATAGGCACAGGATCAAGGAATCACTCCGGTTACAGTCTCGACAAGATAACCCCCTCTAAATGGGCGCGACGAAGCAGATACATTTACTATATCACCCGAGGCGGGTTGCGCTGTTGGGGTGCTGCCCTGTTCAAAAAAGTTGTTCGCGTAAGCTCCCTGTAAAAAAGTAGGGTGCCCCGTCCCAACCGTATCAATTAAAGTAAAGGGTTTGGTCAGGACGTTGTCGTAACTCAGGCTGAACAAAGCCCCTGAGTATCTGCCGCTGCGGGGTTTAAAAGTCGTTACATCACCGA